GATGGTATGTGTTCAATTTTTCATTAACATATTGAAACTATGTATCAAACTGTTAACTATTAATAGTGACGGCGGCGAGTTGCGGCGCGGCGCTTGGTTGAGCGCTTGCGTGTGCGTCTTGATCCGCCGGCAGCTGGGGCGGCAGCTAAGGCGGCTACAAAATCAGTAGGTGACGAGACGGGAGTATCATCTGGAGTGAGAATCTTTGTAGTCGGTCTACCCTTTACCTTGGCTGGTCCGACGAGTGTTCCATTCCACTCGGATACTGCTGTAGGATACATATTCCAGAATATAGCACGCTCTGGGTCCTCATTAGCCTCTTCCCAGTATTTAAACAGATTTACACCCGATTGTGTTGTGACAAGACGATTTAGTTGAGTTACAGCAGTTGGTGCAAACTTATCGGTGTCAAACTCTAACAGCGATGAAACAAACAGAAGTAGGTCGTTGGATTCACATGGCGAGTTTTCTACATCCTCTCCGCGCTCTTGACGACCGGCAGGAACCTCAATTTCTTGGGCTACTACAGCTTCTTCCTTAATAGAGTAGACTACATCTCCAAGTTGAAGACATGAGAGTCCGAAATCTATGAGTTTGATGCGATTATCATCGGTAAACATAACATTTCCTGTATGGAGATCGCGGTGGTGAAAATTATATTTCTTTGTAAACTGCTCTAACGAGGTTCCTAGTGTCTCTAACATAGGCTTTATGGTAGCCCATGTAATAGGTCTACCTCCTCTACCCATTAACTTTGGTAAAACAGCGTCCCATCCAACCGAGAGCCGCTCCATTTTGATATACAGAGTCACCTTACCTTCAACAACCTTGTCTGGTGTTTCACGATACATTCCTATGATTTTAGGCACGTTGGTTCCGAATTCTGAATCAGATGATAAGACCGTCTGGATAAACGACTCTAAAAATACACCACGGCAGCGCTCCTCCAACTCTAGAGGATCGGTGTCAGGAAACTCTATTTTTTTGTAAACATTGTCACCTATTAGATTTCTAAATACGGTTCCAAAAGTACCTTTACCGGCGTGCTTATTCACCTCAACTTGATTGCGGCGGCGGCGGCGCTGTGACTCAAAAATAGTTATTTCACCTGAATCTTCCATCGACAGAGCCAAAAGATTCCTTTTTGCCATGTCTGTAAAATACGCCGCTGACTCTTTCGTCTGGTCTAACCTGGCAATTACCGAATTTGCTCCTCCTGGTATGCTAGGTCCAATGACCTCATCGAACGCTGCGATAATTTCGTCTGTTAACTCTTCAAACTCTTCTGCGTTATTAGCCATTTCTATTAAAGCCGGGCGTTTTAATTTGTCATGGCACGGACTTCATCCTCTTTCGCTTTTACAAGCTCCGTTAGGACGGCGTCTTTTGCCGCGATAGGCTTCATCCAGTTTGCTAACTTGCGCAGGGGTGAACTATAGAGCTTACGCACATTACAGACTGCCAGTGCGTTTACCGCATAATCGCGGTCACTCTGTAGAATCTCCTCATACGTCTTACCTGCGTGCTTTCCTTCATACATCTTTGGACATGGGTTCTTCAGAACCTGCTCGGCGAAGAAACACTTCGCTGTATAATACACGTCGTGTTTGGAATTGTGAAAGGCGCGACCTGCCTCCTCCTGAACGTTGAGCGCGTGCATCAGTTCCATTAGCTTCGGGGGCTTGAGTTTATTACCTGCACGCAGGGCACAAAGCTCTTTTGCGCGCTGCATCGTACAAATCCAGTGCTTTGATAGGGTTGCCTCGGCGGCTGAAAGGTGATTGCGACGATGGAGTTCAGAAAGCAGGACGTTCTTATCGAAGTTTACATTATGACCTACAAGCGTTGTGGCTTGGGCTAGATGGGTTAGCCATATGGCTAATACGTGTTCGAACTCCTTGCCTTGGACGCGCGCCTGTGACTCGGTGATACCGTGAAACTGCTGATTCATAATGCGATATTCGGCAAAATTGGGCTTAATAATATGGTCTTCCTCGGCGATAAGCGTTCCGTCGGGCTCGTACAGAGCCCACGACCATTGTACTATACGGCTTGTTCTGTATTTATCTAGTTCTGAGGGTGGATAGTAGGTTCCAAATGAGGGCGTACTCGGTAGACCGTTCGTCTCTAGGTCAAATACAATAATGCGCCCCTGCTGGCTTGGAGTAGGTACGGGTGTTGGTGCTGGAGTTGGTACTGGTGTTAGCGCAGGAGTCAATGTAGGCGCTGTCCGTTCGATGCTATTTACATGAATTCTGAGGGGCGGGTCGTCATCTATGAACAGGGCTTCCTGATTTGAATTCATCATTGTTGGTATTGTTAACTGCTTTAAGCGGGGCTCAAACTTTGCTGAAAATTCGGTGATAAATTCTTCATCCGTTTTACGAACAGGAACGCGCGTCTTCTCGGCTATCAAAAACGACATCATCGCTTCCAATTTTTCGACAGATGCTACTATGTTGCGGCATTCTCCAGAGCGGATATTAAGAAGATGGAATTGTGTGCTTGGAAATTTTTTAGGAAAACTGCGACAGAACATCCATGCGTAGACAGCAAGTTGAATTTCATGACTTGCGTCTAGTGAGTCGGTACACTTGATTTCCCATAGTGTAGACCTATTCTGCGAATACGCATCGATGCGTCCCATAATGGTATAGGTCTCCGTAACCAATTCGGGCATCGTTACCTCATACTGCACATCATCCGTGTCTAAATTCTGTTCAAGAATATCCATACATGGCTCAATTTCGGAATTTGACGTCCAATTGTATTTTTTAATTTGCGCAACTTTGTAGTGGTAGCCAGAATCAATCGCCGAAAAGATATTAGCTATCTCTAAGACATTTACAATATTGGGCTCTTCTGTGGGTACAATTTTCCCGCACAATTCGTTGTATCGGCTGGCAAATTTTGTTCCGTCGGCATCTTCAGAAGCGATACGCATCTCTTTTCTATGACGCCATTCATAGATAGCCGGAATTGCTATGCCGTTCAAATCGGACACAATTTCGAATCGTTTTGGTTCGGTCTCAACAATTGTCGGCAGATGAATTTTTGTGTACGAGTCTGATTCGGTCAAAATTGTGAGAAAAGAGCGCGCCTCAAGAATTGCTTCAGCCGTCAGATAATTTGTAATTTCTGATGCCTTAAATATGCGCGGCTTAACCGCTACTGTATTATCGTGTGCCATGTGCGGTATCTCATCTATATTATTGCCGCGCGAATTTACAAAGCGGACAAATTCTTCAGACGGATTCTTAAAGTAGCGCAGCATAGGCTGTTTGCTATCATGAATTACGTAAAGATGCTTCTTACAGCGAGTCATTGCTACATAGAGTTCGGCACTGAGAATGTTCGGATCGGCTTCGCGATTATAAATTCTGTAGTATGAATCGTCAAAATTGTACAGAATTACAATCTCGCGCTCCAAGCCCTTTGACTGATGAAACGTTGTTATAACCACCTTCCCTGCTATAGGATTACCAGTAGAGCCCTTGCTAATATCGACTTCGTCTTCGCTCGGTACGTAGACCGGTATTTCATCGCCGACGAGTGCGTTTTCTAGCAATTTGACCGGTGTGTCCTTGAGCTTCATTTTAACGGAGGGGGCTAGAATAAAAATATCATCTGGTTTATAGCCCTGGTCTATAAAAAGTTGTATTTGTTTTAAAAGATACCTATGGGCGTCAAATGGACTACCATAGACATAGGTTACTGGAAATGATTTTTTGGGGTTCGACGGTTTGAGGCGCGGATATCCTATCAACGATTCATTGATGAAAGAGCAGATTGCCGAAGAACACCTATATGTGGTGGAGAGATTCGCGCGCACCCAATCGCCTGTCACGGACGGATAGATTTGTTCGGCGTGAGTTAGAAAGCGCGTATCGGCTTGTAGAAAGGCGTAAATTGACTGGAATCGGTCACCCATGCAGGTTAATTTTAAATTGGGATTTGCAAGGTCCTGAATTACTTTTTTGATGAGGCGGAAATAGAGAGGACTCATGTCTTGCACTTCGTCTAAGACGATACGTGACCATCGCGGCAATTGCCGAATGGGTTTCGTCGCGGCTTTAAGAAGTTTTGTTATACCAATGTCGTTACAAATCGTCTGGTCGTAGTATTTTCGTGCCAATGCATGGTAGTTGTGTACTTCCAATGAATTGAGCCCGCGCTGCGCGGCGCGGATACGTGTCTCCTCCTTGAGTGACCGATTGAATAAGATGCCCAAGATAAGTTCTGGACATGATGCTGCTATACCCAATAATGTTGTTGTTTTTCCTGAACCTGCTACGGCATCAATAATAACATTATTCTGTTTTATACAGGCATCTATAATAAATTTCTGCTCATCGGAGTAGTTCATTAGTCTGATATATGACTGGGGCTTTAGATACTCGTATGTCATTTATTGTTTATTACAAAATAGACAAATGATTTGAGAAAGTCTGGTATTTTTACAACATAACCGTTCTTCTCTATTAAGAGACCATCACCGACATCTAAAACCCGCGCAAATTCTGTGAACTTGTAGGGCTGCCCTTGGAAATCGCTATTGAACCGCTTAGCTAGATAAAGTCCCTGCTGCTCTGCATTCTGAGCCGTCGGCGGACCGCGACCTGTAGCACAATCGCCGATTGCGAAGATTGCCGATTTTACACTAAGAAACTCGTCAGGTTTTCCTAGATGTCGCATAAAATCGGTAGGCTTGACGCCACATGTCCATATGACCGGTCCGGTAATAGGAATATCGATGGCATTTTGTGTGATAAAACTACTGCTGACAGAAGTTATCTTTTGCCCGCGCTCAACGGCGATATCATTTTGTTCGAGTGTAGCCTTTACGATATCTTTCATAGAGTTAGAGAACCCAGGTAAAATATCAGGCGTCGCCTCAATTAACTTAACAATATTGCCCATTCGTTTTAGTTTAATGGCGAGTTCTATTCCAGTTGGACCTGCGCCGATTACATTAATTGGATTGACGCTGGGCAGTAGTGTCACGAGGCGCTCCAGGTCTTGTTCAGTCTTAAACGTCAGACAATGTTCCTTCACTCCAGGAATACCGTAGTCATTGGGCTCAGATCCTGAAGCAACAACTAGATAATCATAATTGTAGTTTTGGCTGCGACCGCTGATTAGACGAGCCTGTTCATCTACCGCTATGCATTCATCTTCGGTTAAAACAAGATCCTTGGGTGGCTCTGTATACGTTGGCTTAAAAAGTGATATTAGTTGTGGCTGATTAAATCGTTTGGTCCTGGTCGATACAACGTGAAGATCATATTTGGACTTATCGACGCTGTGTACAAATGCCGCGCTAGCCCAGCCGTACCCTACAACCACCACTTTCGGTCGCTTCTTTTGCTCAAACAGGCGTGCAATGTCGTTAGACAAAACAGACAGGGATGCGAACATTAGTTGTAATAGAGTTATTTCATTTTAAACCAATTTTGCCGGACGGAGGGGGAACCCCTAGCTTTGGACGGATTCTGCGAATCTTTGCGGTTACTGCTCTCTTTAGTTTAGGCTTATAGGGTCTCCCTGCTATGCGTGCTCGATAGGTCACCGCTCTATCAATTGGACCACGCGTCCACGGATTGGTCTTGTAAAGACTTCGTTCGTCTAATTTACGGAAGGTGCCGAGTTTAACATATTTACCTTCGGTTATACTATTATCAAAGTCAACTATCTTATCTTGATTATGTATTTCTTGCGCACTAATTGCATTCACGGAGCCTGCCGGTATTTCCCTTGTTTCTTCCCTTTCTACAATTTCAGTGGGTGCACGCGGTCCTGTTATATATTTATTGTAATCGCGATTCTTTGCGTTGCGTATAAAGGGTACATATGACACACGTAGTGTTTTTTCATCGTCTAATGACTGTCTTTCAAATACCGGACGCTTGGCGGCAAATCGATTCGCCATTTGAATATATTCATCCGTTAAATCTTTTATGTTGTAGCGTATATAATCAAGAATAATATCCATGCTTAAAAAGCATAAGGCAAACTCGGGAGCCTCCTTATTGGGTTCAAAAAATTCTAATAGGAAGGCACCTTCCATCCCCTACTTAGACCTAGTTATTTATCTGAAATCTGATAAAATTGAAATCATACCGGTCACCTTTATTGGAGTCAGGACACGGTCAATAAACCGCGAACGATATGGATTCCCAGCCTAAGACCCGTCAGGAGAAGAAGGGGCGCAAGGAGAAGCAGGTCTTCAACCAGAAGACTGTGCGCCTTCAGGCGGCTCTCGCCGAGCTTGCGCGCGCGCGCGGCTCCGAAAAAAAGAGTGGGCAAAAGCAAGGACGATGAGCACGCTGCGCAGTACCATGCGCAGTACTTTTTCATATGATGCTTCGGGTGTACACTATAGGTCTCGTGCTGAACTTACGGACTTGGTACGGCAATGGAATACATTTGAACGGATAGAAAATTATAATTTTGTTGTTCTGAACAAGCTTGCTACAATTATCCCTAGCGCCCCTGGTCAACTTGACGGGTCCGTTTTTTTAAGACCTGCAGACTATGATGAAAAAATCGATTATATAAAAGGACAACTCGCGCATATAG